CAAACAACATGGAGAAAATTTGTAGCAACAGAATTGGACAAATATTCAGATATGGCAAATTATAAAACTAATGTTATTTCTCCATGTGATTATTTCAATTTTGAAGAACCAAGACATCAAAACGAACAGGAGGTTATGAAATTTGATCTAAACTTAGTTCGTGGCAGTGACATTGTTATTGTAAATACAACAGAATTAAATAGTAGTGTTGGTTCTGTAATTGAAATTTATGAAGCATATAAAAACGATATTCCGGTAATAGCTTATGATGAGAAAGGATGGTACAGAATACTTCATCCATGGATTAAATGTTGTATTACTAGAACAGATTCTTGCGTAAAAGATATATGTGAATATATAAAAGATTTTTATATGCAATGAAAGAAGGTGTAGGAAAATTTATTTAAGTGGTATTAAAACAACTCATGGTTTAGCAAGAGAATTATTAGATAAACCAGATGAGTTTTTAACAGTTACAGTTGAAAATAGAGAATATAGTATTGACCACATAAAGCCAGTTAAAACACATGCAAATATTGATGATGGTGTAATACATAAAACGCTTGTATGTGAAAAACAGGTTGATGGCAATATTATTAGATAAGAGGTGAAAAAATTATTGGAATTGGAGATACTTATGTATTCGGACATGAAGAGTCTGGTTATAACAGAGAAGCATACGATGACAAAATGATTCTTATCGAATTAATTTGTAACAAGCAGACAAAAATGTTTCTTAATAATCCAACTTCATACGATTCTTCTTTTTACAAAAAATTAGAAGAATTGAAGGTGAAAATAAAAGATGCAAATTAGGAAACCCTTATAAATAGGGCGTTTCAGAGCATGAAAATTCCAATGAAAGGTTGATTTCTTGTGGAATCGAGAAAGGAGATAAAATGAAATTCAATTTTATAGATTGTATAGAATTTGAGATTGATTGGAAAGCTGTAGCAGCGATTGCAGCATGTGTACTTGGTTATGCAATCATAACAGTAGTTTAGAAAGGAGATATACATATTGACAAAAGTAATTAAGAGAGATTGTTCAGAGGTTGATTTTGATAAATCAAAAATCTCAACTGCAATTCTTAAAGCTATGAAAAATGGTTCAGGTATTGTAAAACCAAAGATTGCAGAAGACATTGCAGACGAGATTGAAGAAGAATGTAAAAATAAAGAAGATGTGAGTATTTCTGATATTGAATCAATGGTTTATGATAAATTGATTACTAAGAAGCAGAGACTTACTGCAAAAGCATACGAGGGATATAGAAGTATTCGTGAGTTTCAGAGAGAAAACGAGAATACAACAGATTCCGAGATTGACGAACTATTAGATGGAGAAAGTGAATATTGGAATACTGAAAATTCCAATAAGAACTCAAAAGTATTAAATACTCAGCGTGATTATATGGCAGGAATTGTTAGCAAAGATATTTCTCGTAGATTTTTACTTCCACCAGAAGTTGTACAAGCACACGATGAAGGTATTATTCATTTCCACGATATTGACTATTTTGGTATGAATGCGATGAGCAACTGTTCACTTATCAATCTTGAAGATATGCTACAGAATGGTACTTGTATTAATAAAGTAATGATTGAAAAGCCTCATAGATTTATTACTGCTTGCACAATCGCTACTCAGATTATTCTTGGTGTTACGTCACTTCAGTACGGAGGGGCTACAATTACTCTTACACATTTAGCACCATTTGTAAGAGATAGTTACAACAAATACTATGAGAAATATAAGTCATGGGGATTTTCTGATGAAGATTGTAAGAGATATGCAGAAGCTGATACCAAAAAAGAAGTAGCAGATGGTGTTCAGACTTTTAACTATCAGTGCAATTCTATGTCTAACTCAAATGGGCAGTCTCCTTTTTTGAGTGTGTTCATGTATCTTGGAGAGACTACAGAGTATAAGAAAGAACTTGCAATGATTATTGAAGAGTTTCTTAATCAGAGATTAATTGGTCTTAAAAATGAAGTTGGCGTATACGTCACACAGGCATTTCCAAAGCTTCTCTATGTCTTAGAAGAAGATAATATTCATGAAAATTCCCCTTATTGGTATTTAACAAAACTTGCAGCTAAGTGTACTGCAAAGAGAATGAACCCTGATTATATTTCAGAGAAGATTATGAAGAAATATAAAGAGGGTAACTGTTTTCCATGTATGGGCTGTGTTGACGGAAAAGAACTCGTTACATATAAGATTAAGGATAATTTATATGTAGAATCATTTGAAAGAATGTGGAGGAGATTGTCTGATTCATTTGAAATTAAACATCAGTATTCCGAAGATAATCCTAATTTATATATAGATTTATCAGAAGTAACAATTTATGATACAGAAAAAGGATTTGTTGATACAAAAAGAATTATTCGTAATGTATCAAGCGAATGGTTAGATGTTGATTTTTCAAATGGTAGAAGGTTGTTATGTACAACAGATCACCAATTAACATTGAGAAATGGTAGAAATGTACGTGCATCAGAGTTAAAACTTGGAGATAAAATTTTAATCAATTCAAATCAGTATAACGAAGAATCAACTCTATTCAATATTGATAAAGCATGGCTACTTGGATTTATGCTATGTGATGGATGTTATCAAAATAATCATGTATTCGCTTCTATTGCTGCAACAGGAGAAGATGAAATTGAAGAAAAATTTAGTAATACATTTACTAAGTATTTCGGTCTGAATGTTAAAACAATTCTACAAGAACGTGGTAAAAAAGGAACATACAAAGATTTATGTGCAATTTCAGATAATAACGGTGGAATTCAATATGTGACAAATTATTTTACATCAAAATTTGGCGGCATTAATAAAGTAAATAGACAAATTCCAAATGAAGTATTCTCATGGAATTATGAAGCGAAGCTTGCCTTTTTTGCAGGAATGATTGATGCAGACGGATATATCAATTCACATCAAAATGAAAATAACTTTTCTACTGTTCAAATCGGCTCTACTAATAAAGAATTAGCACTTCAGCAAATGGCGTTAGCACAATCTATTGGAATCCCAGCTAAAATTTATCATAATCATTACACAAAGAAAAATCCAGAATTGATTAGATATAGGGTTGAATTTTACCCAACTGATGAATTAGTTAATTACATTGTATGCAAAAAGAAATGTGATAACTATATTGAATCAAATGTATCAGGATATGCTATTGAATCAGAGGTTATCAAAATTAATCCGATTCATAAAGAAATGTATAGTTATGATGTGACAACATCTAGTGAGCATTTTGAAGTTAGTGGTATTTATAGTCACAATTGCCGCAGTTTTCTTTCACCTTATAAAGATAAAAACGGTAATTATAAATTTTATGGAAGACTAAACCAAGGCGTTGTTACCTTAAACCTTGTAGATGTAGCATTATCATCTGAAGGAGATTATGAAAAGTTTTGGGATTTAATGGAACAGAGAACAGAATTATGTCATAAAGCATTGCTTTGCAGACATAAACGATTAGAAGGAACATTGTCTGATGTAGCACCTTTGTTATGGCAGTATGGAGCATTTGCGAGACTTGAAAAGGGTGAGAAGATTGATAAATTACTTCATAATGGATATGCAAGTATTTCACTTGGATATGCAGGTTTATATGAATGTGTAAAATATATGACTGGTAAATCACATATTGATTCACAGGAAGGTCATGATTTTGGTATTAAAGTAATGCAGTTTATGAACGATAAATGTGACCAGTGGAATAAAGAGCATTATATTGGATTTTCAATTTACGGATCTCCAATCGAAAACACAACGTATAAATTTGCGAAGTGTCTACAGAAACGTTTTGGAATTATTAAAGGTATTACAGATAGAAACTATATCACAAACAGTTATCATACATTTGTAAAAGAACCAATTAATGCATTTGATAAACTTGCTAAAGAATCAGAATTTCAGGCGTTATCACTTGGAGGTGCGATATCTTATATTGAGACAGATGGATTGATAAATAATATAGATGCTATTTTGGAAATGAATAAATTCATCTACGACCATATCATGTATGCAGAAGAAAATACAAAGTCTGATTACTGTCAGGTTTGTGGTTACGACGGTGAAATCAAAATTATTGATGAAGGTGGCGAACTTATTTGGGAATGTCCAAATTGCCACAATAGAGATAAAGACAAGATGAATGTAGCAAGAAGGACTTGCGGATATATTGGAACTAATTACTGGGGAAAAGGACGTACTCAGGAAATTAAGGAGAGATATGTTCATATGACAGATATTGCGGAGGATTTATAATGAGATACGCACAGATTAGATCTATGGATATTTCTAATGGAGAGGGAGTTGGAGTCTCCCTCTTCATCCAAGGTTGTCCATTTCACTGTAAAAACTGTTTTAATTCTGAAACATGGGATTTTAATGGTGGAAAAGAGTGGACAGAAAAAACAAAAAATAAATTTATGGAACTCATTGATAGACCATATATCAAGCGTGTGTCATTTCTTGGTGGAGAATGTTTAGCGGATCAGAATCTTGATGAAGTCCTCAAATTAGTCAAACAAATCCGTATTTCATTTCCTGAAAAAACTATTTGGTTGTATACGGGATTTGAGTGGGATCAAATTATGGACATTAAAGTAATACAACCAATTTTCTCTTGTAAAGATTTAGAAAATAAAATACAAAATGTTTTAAAAAGACAAGAGATAATAAAACAATGTGATGTTCTCGTTGACGGAGAATATATAGATGAGCAGAAAGATCTTACATTAAAATTCAGAGGTTCAAAAAACCAAAGAATCATTGATGTTAAACAGTCTCTTGCTCAGAACAAAGTAGTTTTATATTGCGATTAAAGAAAGAGGGTGATAAACACGTCATACTTAATAGATAAATTTAAAGGAACTTATCGTATTAAAGTCACATATAACCAGTGGACAAATGACTTTACTAGGAAATTAAACGGAAATCTCGAAGATGTAGATTGTTATATTGATTGTATGTATGGTAATAAAGTATTTCACTATGGCAGAGATGTTTTACAAGCATATATACCTTCACTTGGAAGAGGACACAATATTTTGAAATCAATTAACGAAATTGACCAGTCAATTATCTTTGATATAGAAGAAACCGATTCAGAAATTCTCTTCAAATTCAAATATGCCGATTCTGACAAAATTATTCCATTATTAAAACCGAAGACAAGCGGAGCTAATATAAGCCCATTTTCATCAAGGAATTTACCTAAAAATAAGACGTTTAAGATACCAGACGAACAGTTGGAAGCCTATCAAGAAATAGTGTCTAAAATTCCACAGGAACGCATTTTAACCCTAACGCATAGAACCAATAGCTTTATTAAATCATTGGCTACGAAACGAAATCCAATAGAGAATATAAAAGCAGATATGAAGTTAAAAGGACTGCGAGGTAAGGAATATATCTATTCGATTGGTGAATGGGACAATTATATTAAATTTTTAAAGGAGAATATATAAATGGAAACAATTAAGATTAAATATTTTGATAAGGAAATTGACAAGATTGAGAAATTTAGCAACGGCGACTGGATTGATTTGCGTTCTGCTGAGACTGTAGAGCTAAAGAAAGGCGAATTTCGTTTGATTCCATTAGGTGTAGGAATGAAGTTGCCGGACGGATATGAAGCCAATATTGTTCCACGCAGCAGTACATATAAGAATTTTAAGATTTTACAGACGAATTGTTTCGCTGTCATTGACAATTCATATTCGGGAGACTCAGATGAATGGAAACTTCCTGTAATTGCTATGGAAAACACAGTAATTAATAAGAATGATAGAATCTGTCAGTTTAGAATTAATAAAATTCAGCCAGAGATTGAGTTTGAAGAAGTGGAACACTTGGATGAGGTATCTCGTGGTGGAATCGGTTCTACTGGAAAGGCGTAAATATGATAATTATTCCAATAAGCGAAAAGTTTACATTAACTATTCAAGAAGCAAGTGCTTATTTTAATATAGGAAGAGATAAATTATACGAACTTGCGAATGAAGAAGGAAATACTTTTACTATACATAACGGCAAAA